CCGGAGAGGGAGGCGCTACTATCGGGCCCCCGGGTCTGGACACTCTCTGTTGTTACGCGACATTGAGGGAGCTTAACTAACTCCAGTCTTGACATAGGTTATCTTCGGATTTCCTTACCCCCCGATGTAGCCATTGGCTATGACCCCCCTACCACGTTCCAAGATAACCTCTTGGTGTGACAGTGGTGTGACTGCTCTTTCTCACTATTTTCATAATGATAAGAACAATACACACCTGGTTGATAGCTAGAGGTGGGCTGGGGCGTCTGCCCCGACTTCTCAGCCTCTTATTTGGGGTAGGTCCGACTTTGCGGCAGGATTTAACATCCATGTCGACAAAGATCGGAGCCCTGTACCGGGCGAACGGTGCTACATTCACAATCGCGTACTTGAAAGAGTGCGTGAGAGTGGTGCAACACTATGTCGCCGGTGTCCCATTACGAGTCTGCGAAGGCTCAGTCATGGTTGGGTTGAGTGGCGGACTTCCGTCCATACTTCCCACGCGGCTTAGAGGATGGGTTAGGTCCGGGCATACTATTTGCACTGTTTGTGCTCTTAGCATTCTTGGAGTGTACCGAGGGCTTGTTACCCCTGGTATACTTAAGATAGAGTCGATTACCGGTCCCTTCACTGGAAAAGTGGAGGACTGGGGCGACTTTAGCTCGTTCCTTCCCAAATTCTTTGCCATGTTACCACAACGGATTTCGCTGGGTCGACCGTCGTTTGCGACGTTGTCTACTTCAGTTGGTCCCAACGGTGGTAGGGCATCAGTCTCAGCGTTGAAAGACGCAGCAGTACTAAAATACTGTGAGCCTGAGACCCTTACTTACCTGTTGAAATTTGTGAACCATGCTTATGGGCGACGTTGGTATTGGGCTTTCCGATTAGTAATCGGTTGGCTAGCATTCCTGTACTCTGTTGTCTCACTTTCGTTTCCTGTGTCCCTAAAGGGTGAATACCCTTATGAAGGCATAGAGATGATCGTGGGATTCAGAGATGGGGTGCTCCATCGTAGTGTAAACTACGTATGGTTCTACCTTCGTTACCTGTTAAGCATCCGTCCCCGGGTATCCAAACTGGGCGTTACCGCCAGGCTTTCTCGTTTAGAGGAAGCCGCCGGAAAAATTCGGGTTGTCGCGATTGTAGATTTCTGGACGCAGATGGCTTTAAAACCACTGCACAGAGCTATCTTCGCGGTCCTTCGTTTGATTCCGAATGACGGAACGTTTGGTCAGGAGTCTTGTGTGGCCATGCTTCAACGTAAAGTTGGAGAAGGGCTTATACAAGCCAGGGAGCAGGGAACAACGTTTACCGCATATTCTTACGATCTATCCTCAGCGACTGATCGGATCCCAGTTGACATCTACCAGTTTATGCTAACACGACTCTTTGATGGGTCGTTTAGTGTCTTCTGGCGTGCTTTACTAACCTTCCGGAAATGGGAGGATAGATGGAGCACTGTCAACGAACGCGGTGGAGTTGAACGCCACCGTGAGGACCGTCAGTACGCCGTTGGGCAACCAATGGGAGCCTACTCTTCTTGGGCCATGCTGGCTTTAGCACACCATGCTATCGTCCAGTACTGTGCACATTTAGAAGGCTTCTCGGGGTGGTTCGGGGAATACGGTATTG